TCAAAGGGAATGTTGTAGATAAACTACGCTCGTAGATACTGTCGTGAATTATTTTTCGGACACGGGTTCAACTCCCGTCGCCTCCACCAATAAGAAAACCCTGTAGATTGGCTATTTTAGCCAGTTTACAGGGTTTTTGTTTATGTGTGGAAAGTGGAAATAACCCACTTTATAACCCACTTTGATTTTTAAGATGATTTTTTGTTGAGTAAATTGAAGAAAAGGGCGTTAAGTTCTTTGGATGTTTTCCGGTCTTCTCCATTGAGTTCGTGGCCGTAAACGCCGAATGTATCCATCGTTTTGGAGTGGCCTACAATTGGTTTGACCATACCTTCCGGCAGTTGTTTTGCTATTGATACAAAGGTGTGGCGCATTTCATAAAGTGAGATGTATGATACATCGTTATATTCACAGTATTTTTCCCAGCGATGGCGCAGTGTGCTTTGTGATTTAATGTTGAACACATATTCTGCGTCCGGATATAGCCGGAGCTGTGACTGCAGCGTTTCATATGCCAGTGGAGTGAGATTTACTTTTCTGATAGCATTATCGTTTTTGCCTGTAGTAATTTCTCCGTGAATATTGACGGCACGCTGGATATAGATTGCTGTGCCGTGTATATCTTCAGGCTTCAGACCTATCAATTCACCAGGGCGCAGGCCTGTAAGGATTGCAAAGCGATAGGCATAAATATAATCATCGAATATTTCCTTGCCGTTATACATGACGGTTTCTTTCCGGAACAGCTTTATCAGATCGTGTGGCTGCAGTATTCGTTTCTGCTTGGTTTTGGCTCCTGCAGGAATAGTCAGGTCGTCATAGAATATAACTGCTGCTTTTTTACGTCGCAGGAATTTTGCAAAATTAACAACTGTACTTTTGAGGCAGAGTAGCGTTTTCTTGCTAAGGGTTTTACCGCCGGGCCTGTTGTATGCTTTGTTTATTATATCCTGCAGGTCTTGTTCTGTCAGTTTGTCCGGTTTCTTTTTGCCGATAACAGGACGAATAAAACTGTCTACAAAATATTTTTCTTTTTCATAGTTGGATAGGGAAGAACGGAGCTGGATGCCGGATAAAAATTCGTCCAAGAGTTTTTCTGTGGATAGTCTGGCAGTATGAATATTATCATCCAGCCAGGCATCGGCTTTCCGGTTGCACTCGCGCTGGCCGGCGCGGCCTGGTTTTGAAGAATAGAAGGTTTTGCGCTCATTGTCTTTTTGTACTTTGATTTGCCATCTGTTGTATTTTTCCATCCAGACGGCGTTGTTTATTCTTTTTCCCATTAAAAAATACCACCTTTCATTTTTTAGGTATGTTTGACAGACCTATACGAAAAGTGGTAGAATACTGGTGTGTGTTTAGGAGTATTTACCACTTTAGGTATAGGCTTCTATCTGAAATCCCCGATGTTCCCGCATTGGGGATTTTTAACAAAAATGTAAATAAAAATCATGTAATGTTGAAAACTGTGTTGAAAACTATGTTGACAACTTGAAAAATGTTGCATATAATAACAATAACAGAGTTGCCTGACTTAAGTTGGGGACCAGGCTGAGCTTTGGCTCAGCTTTTTTACTTTATGGGGGAAGTATGGATTTAAAACAGCCTATATCATTTGATTCGCAAGTTACAAAATTGATAGAGCATGGGATGTATGTACAAGATACTGAAAAAGCTAAAAGAATACTTTCAGAAATTAATTACTATCGATTTAGTGGATATTTATTACAGTACAGAAAGTCTGCTGAAAATAGTGATTTTATCGATGGAGTGGATTTTGATGATGCATACAGAATTTATTGTTTCGATGAGAAATTGAGAAATATTTTGAAAAAGTATCTGGAAAACATAGAGGTTTATTACAGAACGCAGATTGCCTATCATTTTTCAATGATAAAATGTGCCACACCACCTCATGACCAACATTATGATGAAAACAACTTTTATTATAAGAAGGGCTATAATGAAGTGATGGAAGATTTTAAAAAACAAGAAGAATATTATAAAGATACTCTTGTAATGAAACACCATCGTAAAAAATATGGTAACAGGTTACCGTTATGGGTATTGACTGAGATGATTTCTTTTTCGGATTTGTCAAAATTATATAAAGCTATGTATGATTCCGAAAAACAGGCGATTGCAAATGAAATTAAAATAGGTGTGAATACTCTTGAAAATCAGTTGCACTGTTTGTCTGTTTTAAGAAATAAGTGTGCCCATGCTGCCAGATTATATAATATTGAGTTTAACCCACCAGTAAAGTTTTCTAAAACATTTTTACAAAGTAATCCAGATGTTTCCAACCGAAGTTTGTATGCATATATTGTCATGCTGGTAATGCGTTTACCGAATACAGCATTAAAGTTGAAATGTGTAAATGATATTGTTAAACTTGTTTGTGAGTATTCAGATGTAGTAAATATTTCACTTATGGGTTTTCCTGAAAAATGGGATAGAAGATTAGTTTCTTTTATACGCTAATACATAATTTGATAGTTCCCCGATGTTCCCGCATCGGGGATTTTTTTGTTAAAAGAAATAATATAAATCAGAAATGATGTTTAGACCATATATTATTGAAACAGCAACTGACATAATCCACCAAAAAGTTGTAATTGATTTTTCTGCTGAATAATCAGGTGGATTAATAGAGCATAGTGCCATTATCAATAAAATTGTTAAAAGTGGAATATATACATCGAATATACCAACAGTAGTATATCTGAAAAATGCATATAAAAAAACGACAGCAAATGTAATTGACATAGGAAGTTTTTGCATAAGTGTACTCCTTCCGGTTAAAACATTCTGATAAAGCCGATGGCTTTACCTTCGATTGATACTGTGTTGATTTCGTCTTTTGTAAGGACGATGGGCGGAAAGTCTGAATTTTCAGCTATAAGCATAAGCTGATCCGGAGCAGGGCGGTATACCTTTTTCAGAGTTGCTTCGTCGCCGATGCGGACTGCAGCTATTTCGCCGTTATCAACTGTAGGCTGTTTGCGGATAAGCACCAGGTCGCCGTTCTGGCAACGTGGCAGCATACTGTCGCCTTTGCAGATAAGACAAAAGTCTGCAGCGTTGTCCGGGTTAAGTGAAAGATAACCTTCAATATTTTCCTGTGCCAGGATAGGTGTGCCGCAGGCGATAGAGCCGATGATAGGAACACGCTTGCCGGTTGGCAGAGGAATGATGTTTTGGATATCCTGAAGATTAGCAGGCAGAGAATTTTCATTTATACTGTCCCAGCCAAGAATAGTGTGCGGATTTACACCAAGGCCTTTGGCAAGTATATCTATTTTACTGAGAGGAATATTTCCTATATTACCTGTTTCGTATCTCTGCAAAGTTGATTTTGTCAGGCCAGTTCTGTCGGCCAGTTCCTGCAGGGATAGTTGTTTTTCTGTTCTTAATGCTTTGAGTCTTTTTGCGATTTCGTTTAATTCATTAGGTTTCAAATTAATCACCTCTATACTTATATTATCATAAAATTGCAAATATGCAACAAGAAAATAGCAAAAATGAAAAAAAGTTGCATTTTTGGGTTGACAATAGTATTTATGTGGTGTATTATAAAAGTGTCCCAAATATGCAACAATTAAAGGAGGATCGATATGCCATATATGCAGGATTTGAAAAAAATAAAATCCAGAATGGCTGAGTTGAATTTTACTCAGGGTAAGCTGGCAGAAATACTGGGAATAAGTAATTCCAGTATGGGTAGAAAACTTAAAGGCGAAACAGAATTTACATTGTCTGAAGCTCTTGCAATGTGTGATGCGCTTGGGTTTGAATTATCAGATATTTTTTTTACAGATAGCGTCCCAAATACGCAACGATGAGGTGCTTTATGAGTGAAGCGTTTGATAAAAAAAGAAACTCAGCCCGAAGGCTGAGGGAGATAGCAGATATTATCGAAAAAAATGAAAGAATTGTCTGCAAAGATTTTGTTTTACCTGGGCACAGTGAATATGACCTTGAAGCGAAGGTTGAGTATAACGTAGCGATAGATGATGGTATGGAAGTGCTGCAAATGGCAAAGATTGTAGGCTGTGTTTACAACAGCATTACAGATGAGAAATACGATTGGCCCACTGTTGCGAAGGGTGTTGAAACAACATTGTGGGAAATCAGACGCAATCTGCGAAATGACATCAACGAAGTTTTTTCTGGTGGGGTATCAGAAGAAAAATACAGAGTATGGCATAAATACAAAGTTCATAATGTCAGGTTTGCTGCAATGCTGTTGGATAATGCACATATGCTGAGGTACTATCTCGAACCTTTGGAGATGCGGGATAGAGCAGAGAGGGCAATATTTGAAGAGTATGGCAAGATGATTCGAGGGGATAATCAGTCCAGCAATGAAAAGTCTGGCACAACAGGAGAGCCGGCAGAAGGTATATAGCCGTTTTCAAACATACGGGATAAAGCTATCATGCCCAGCAGATGGCACAGAGAGCAGTGGCGAGGGTGCAGGGATGATAGTAATAAGACTGGCAAGCAATGAGGAAAAATTCAAACTGGTGTGCAAAGGGCATGCAGGGGTTGACGAGCCAGGGAAAGATATTGTATGTGCAGCGGTAACTGCCCTGTGTTATACACTGGTGGAAAGTCTGCCGGCTGATAAATGGCAGGGCGGTATGTACGAAGGGGATATCCGTATTGAGATGGATTGTTCACAGCAGTCTGATGAGCGCAAGGCCTTTGATGTGATAGCCAGAGGGATGAAGGTGCTGGCTGCAAATTATCCCGGTAATATACAACTGTGGGAAGACAGACTGCCTACAAAACGGCAGGTGGCAAAAATAGTGAGGGCATGGAAATGAAAGCAATAGTAAGAAGCAGGCTGAACGGCAACTGTAAATACTGCAGAAGAAAAGGATGCAGTGTCTGGCACAGGTTTATACACAGGTTTGTGCTGTGTGAGAGGTGGACCTGGACAGACCCGGACAAGGAGCTGGACCGCAAGAAGTGGCGCAAAGGCAGAGTGACAAAATATTGAGTATGGCAGAAGGCAGAGCGTGAAAGCCCTGTCTTTTTGTTTTATATGCGGGATGTTGGTGACATATTTGTCGGGGACATAAATGTCCCTGGCAAGTTAAACTGCAGTTTTTTGAATATAAAAGTGTGATTCGGGAACATTTTGTGCCGTTTTTTGCAATTATTTTGAAATAAGTGGCATTTATAGGTGTGATTCGGCAAGTTAAAAAGAATGTGAATCTCTCCCTCAGTCAGCTTCGCTGACAGCTCCCTCATCAGAGGGAGCCAGGATGAGGTATAGCATTTACCTGGCATTTGTAAAGCATCTATATAGCATCAGTAAAGCATTACTATAGCATCAACATAGCATTTTATCGCTCAGATTTAATTTATCGCTTGTTTCGATATGCGATATCGAGTGTATCGAGGGCTTGGATAAACCTTGTTTAATTCTTGTATACGTGCATGTTTTAAGAAAAGATGCACGTATATACAATAAAATCTGCAGAAATGTAAAGTATAGTTTCGATTTTTGAAGAAAAAGTTTCAGTTTTGAAGAAAAAGTTTCGAATTTTAGCAGAAAAGTTTCAGTGTCTGTGGAGTTTTTCTCTGATTTCAAAAAGGTGGGCAGTAAAAAGATTCCTCGTCACTGCGTTTCTCGGAATGACGGGGAGGGGGTGGGGGTTTTCTCCGGTTTAGAGTATCTATCGAGTGGATATCGAGTTTAACGCGATTGGTAACGCGATTTAAACACGCTCGCGTGAACGGTGATTCGCGCGTGCTGAATTAAAATCCCTGTGGTAAGATTCTTCGGCTATGCTCAGGAAGACAGCGCAAGGATTTTGGGAAAAGGTTGGGAAAAAGTTGGGAAAATTTTCATATTGACAGGGTGTAAAATGAGGGCATAGAGATACTATTGACGCTGGCGAAAGAGCCTGAAAGGAAGTTTATGAAAGAAATCAAATTTAACCTGCAGTTGCTGGCAGAGGGCGGTGGCTCTGATGGTGGCAGCGGTGCAGCAGCCGAGGGAAACCAGAACAGTGGAGCGCAGGGCGTTGGCAACTCTGCGGGTCAGGTTGAGACTAAAAACAACCGGAATACAGTCAGTCCACAGGAAAGAGAAGCGACATTTAAAAACCTTATCCGTGGTGAATATAAAGACCTGTTCACCAAGGAGACACAGGGGATTATTGACCGCCGATTCAAGCAGACAAAAGAGCTGGAAAAATTCCAGACTGATGTTAACCCGCTTATATCCATGCTGAGTACAAAATACGGGACAAACGATGTTGCCCAGCTGATCAAGGCTATTGAGGATGATAACAGCATGTGGGAAGCGGCAGCTGATGCCGAGGGTCTGACTGTGGAGCAGTACAAAGCAAAACAGAAGTTGGCCAATGAAAACGCACAGTTCCGCCGTATAGTGGAAACACAGCAGAGACAGCAGCGGGCCCGGGCACAGTATCAGCAGTGGCTGGCCGATGCTGAAACAGTAAAAGAAAGTTATCCAAACTTTGACCTGCAGGCAGAGAGTGAAAATCCGGATTTTATCAATCTGCTGGCAAGGGGTGTGCCAATGAAACATGCCTATGAAGTGATTCACATGGACGACATCAAAATGGGTGTGGCGACAGCTACACAGCAGGCGGTGGCGGCAGATGTGAGAGCCAACGGCATGAGACCTTCTGAAAATGGTGCTGCTGCAGTAAGTGGTGTGGTAACCGGTAAGGTGAACCCATCAAAAATGAGTAAAGCAGACAGGGCGGAGATGATCCGCCGAGCACAGAGGGGCGAAATAATCGACTTTAAATAGTTTTCCTTCCTCTGTGATACAGGAGAGGAAAAATGGAAAGAAAATTTAAATTTAACCTGCAGCTTCTTGCAGGTAACCTGAACACCAACGTGACAGGCCAGACAGGCACAGGCCAGGACCTGAGCGTTGAAATGAAAACATTCTACTCTGACTATCTTATCGATATGGCAGAGCCAAAGCTGGTACATGACCAGTTTGCACAGAAACACCCTATTCCAAAGAATGGTGGTAAAACAATCGAATTCAGAAAATACGACAGCCTGCCAAAGGCACTGACTCCACTGGTAGAAGGCGTAACACCAGACGGCCAGAAACTGAACGTAACAAAAATCGAAGCTACTGTTGACCAGTACGGCGCATACATTGCACTGTCTGATGTACTGCTGCTGACAGCTATCGACAACAACCTGGTGCAGGCTACAAAACAGCTGGGCAGCCAGGCCGGCAGAACTCTGGACACAATCACAAGAGAAGTTCTGAACGGCGGTACAAACGTACTGTATGCTGATGGCAGTGTTTCAAACAGAAGCTCACTGACAGAAGAACACAAACTGTCTGTGCTGGCTATCCAGAAAGGTGTGCGCGCACTGAAAGTGCAGAACGCTGAAACAATCGGTGACAGCTATGTGGCTATTATCCATCCAGACTGCGCATTTGACATTATGCGTGACCCTGAATGGATTTCTGCAGCACAGTATGCAGGCAGCACACAGCTGTTTGAAGGTGAAATCGGTAAAATCCGTGGCTGCCGTTTCGTAGAAACAACAGAAGCTAAAGTATTTGCCGGTGCAGGTGCAGACGGCAAGGACGTTTACTCCACAATTATGCTGGGCGAAAACGCTTACGGTACAACAGAAATTTCCGGTGGCGGTCTGCAGCATATTGTAAAACAGCTGGGTAGTGCAGGTACTGCTGACCCACTGAACCAGAGAGCAACTGTAGGCTGGAAAGCTATGAAGGTTGCAATCCGCCTTGTTGAACAGTACATGATTCGCATTGAGACATGCTCTACTTTTGACATCGGCGCAAACTAATAACTGAAAAAAGGGCGGTGTAGCTGTCATTCACCGCCCTGAAATATAAAGGAGAATTGATATGGCTGGAAAACAGAATAAAACCGCCGAAACAATGGCTGAAAATGCTGTGGCTGAAAACAACAATGCACAGAAACTGCCTGAAACAGACCTGGCAGATGTAAAAAAAGAAATTGCAAAGATGATGCAGGAAGCTATGGCAGCTGCTGCAGAAATCGTGGAAAACGCAAAGAAACAGGCTGCAGAAATCACTGCGAAACCTGAAGGTGTGGCTGCACCGGTTAAGGCAGAAGACGGTGAAGAAGAGGTGCTGATCAGACTGCCGGTGAAAAAAGGTGAAACAGACCTGTTTGTAGGTGTAAACGGTGTGGGCATCAAAATTCAGCGTGGCGTTGAAGTAAAAGTGAAAAAGAAATATGTGGAAGCAATCATGAACAGTGTTGCTCAGGATGAAGCCACAATTCAGCTGGTTGACCGCCTGACAGCGGAATATGAAAACAGCAAAAATGCATTGAACTAAAGGCGGAGAATATATTCTCTGCTTTTTTGTTTTTTTAACGGGCGGTCGAGGACGCCCGCCCCTACGAAATAGGGGAGAAAAGGAGAGAGTGCAATGAAAGAATTTAATTTCACCCTGCAGATAAAGGGTGAAGAGAACAGAATTATCGGCAACATTGTGCAGAATGACACAGCCAACAGATTCAATATCCGCCTGAAAGACGGTGTGCAGGTGGTGGAGCTGGAAGAAACCGATGTTATAACAGTGACTTTCAAGCGAAACAACGACAGTGTTGTGATAGATTCCATTGGCAGTGACAGTGTGGTGGTGACTGACGGTGTGATGGGTGAAATTGCAGTGATACCTGACGAGGGCGCAGTTATCAATGTGGGCATTGTAAATGTGACAGTGGAAGTGTATGACAAGGCCGGCAAAAGAAAAACATCTGCCAGATTTTGTTATACAGTGACACCGGATTTTGCAGACAGCAGCACGCCTGAAGAAGACGACAGGTTTCCAGCGCTGCAGAACCTGATTGCATATATGGCTGTGAAAAACGATGAGTGGGAACAGGCTGAGGCTGAAAGGGCTGAGGGAGAACAGCTGCGTATAGAAAATGAAGAAGACCGTGTGGCTGCGGAACAGGCAAGAGCAGAAGCTGAAAGCAAAAGGGCAGCTGAATGGCTGGTACTGAAACAGCGGGCTGAAAAAGCAATATCAGAACTGGTGTCGCCGGAAATAACTGTCAAAAAGAATACCCGGACAGAATATGTGCTGCATATCAAAGACAAGGACGGCGAATTTGATACACCTAACCTGAAAGGCCAGGACGGAGAAGGCGCTGGCGATATGATGATGGCCACATATGATCCGGACGGTGACGGCGTTGTGAGCCGCAGTGAAATAAGCGATAACGGGGTGTTTACCTATACCCACGGTGCAAACGGACTGACTGGCAACGGTGCAAACGGTAAGTTTAAATGCACTGTAAGCGGTACTGTCAGCACTATCAAAGTGAACGGTGCAAGCTGCAGCGTGAAGTGCGGCGGTGAAAACAGTATGGAGCTGGTGGCAGGCAGCTGGTACAGCTTTATTCTGGACGGTACAACTGTAAATTTTAGAGGCGGCGGTGGCGGGTTAACCGACAGCAAGCTGGCACAGGCTACCGCCACAGCAGACAAAGTGCTGGCACCATATACTTTTTACAGCGGAGACAAGACGATTAAAACCGGTACTATGCCTACATACACACAGAATCAGGCAGGCAGTGTATATGACAGCGGCCAGCAGGGCGCACTGTTTTTCAGAAATATTCCTGAAGGCTATTATGCCGGTGGCGGAGCACAGTATCCATATAGGCCGGAGATATATGCAGCATATGCTGATGTGGCAGGAGCGATAGGTTTATCTGCAGATAAGGTGATGAAAGGCAATACTATCCTGGGTGTAGCGGGTACTGGCAGTGAACTGAATTATGTGGTTGTAGCCAGTGCATCACAGCCATCTAACCCTGTAGCCAATACTATCTGGGTGAAATCCTCTGTGCCGATGACACAGTACACAATGAGAGGCATTGCACCATCTTTCTCAACAAGCAACGGGTATGTATATATTCAGTACGAAGGAACAGGAAGCACCAATGCCACATTGAACCTGATAAAAACAAACAGCATTTATGTAAAAATCACAAAAGTTTATCAGTGGCAGGATGATGCCTGGAAAAGTATGGAAGCATATATTTACCAGAATAGCGAATGGGTGGAATTGTGCAAGGCTGAATATATAATCCTGAATGGCGCAACATCTTATGCAGGAAGTGTATCGATTGTTAATACCGATAGCGGTACAGAACATAACACAGGGCTTGGTGACGGTGCCTGGTATCTTATTAATGATGGTCGCGCGGTAGCTGCCCTGGCAAACAAGGTATCGTTTGAAGGTTTCACAAAACTTAACTTTGAAGTATCTGTGTGTGATGCGTTCAACTATGCCAGTGTTGGCTATAGAACCGATGGCAAAGGCTGGATTAATGCCAGCGGTGAAGGACAGAGTGTAACCACAAGGCAAGATGTCACCGAAGCAGGTACATATACTGTAAATATTGCCAGTGGTGATACAGGTGGCTACATTATGATAGAACAGATGTCAACTGGCAATGGTATATCAGCAACAAACCTGTCAATCAAGAAAATATGGTTAAGTTAAAACACTATAGAAGGAAGGTAGATTATGGAACAGAAAGCAATTGAGCTGGTGAGAAAATATATTGAAGAACATCTGGATAAAAGTGAGCCGGTGCCGGTTTTTGATGTGTTCACAGTATGGAAGGTGAAGGCGCTGCAGAACTGGAAATTCCTGATATCTTCAAGCCTGCCGGATGGTATGTACTATGAGGTTACATATAACGGCGACAAAAAAGAGTGGTATCTGGATGCATACAAGAAGTTTGAGAACAGATGTATCAGAGAGGTGTAGATTATGGCACAGATGTTTAAATTCCCGATGGAATATATGAGGGTAACACAGAGGGAAGAAAGTGTGTATTCTCACGCCGGTAGTCTGGCCATGGACTTCGGTGGTAAAGATGGCGGGGCGGACAAGCTGTACTGCCCTTGCGATATGGTAGTAAAACGCTGCAGACAAAATGCAAACGGGGAGCTGTATCTGGAAAGCACTTTGCCGGTGCAGTTTGCAGATGGCACAACTGATTATGCACGCCTGCTGTGCCTGCATGACGGCAGTTTTAATGTGGTGGAAGGCCAGGTGCTGAAACAGGGGGACTATTTCTACGATGAAGGCGGTATGGGCGGCGGTAATCCCAATGCGTTTGCTGTTCATGTCCATATAGAGGCCGGCAAAGGCAAATGGGCCAGCTGCACACAGACCAGAAACAGCCAGGGCACATATGTGATAGAAAGACAGGGACATCTTTATGATCTGTTTGTGCTGGGCGATGATGTAATTATCAAGGATGACGGGGGCTTTGCCTGGAAGAGAGAGTCAGACCTGGAAAAGCCGGAAAGCAATGATTTTGTGTACGGCGTGGATGTTTCCCACAACAGAAGCGCAGATATCGTAAGCAAAATAAAAGCAGCCGGAAAGGCGGATTTTGTGATAATGCGTGTGGCTGTGGGCAGTGCATCTGAGGACAAGCATCTGGCACAGTACATCAAAGACAGTGAGGGGATGAAGAAAGGGTTTTTCTCCATCAACTATTTCAACAGTGTTGAGGATGCTGAGGGAGAAGCTGATTTCCTGATAGATACCATACAGAAGTACGGCTTTACACCAGACAAAGTGGACCTGCCTATATTCTGCGACTGGGAAGGACTGTCATACGAATGGAACAAAAGCCAGGGCATTGAGATTACTGCGGGCATGCTGCAGCGTATGACAGAGGCCTACTGCAACAGGATCATTGAAAGAGGATATAAAGCAGGCATATATATGTCGCTGAATTTCTGGGACAACTGGTACGGCAGACGGTTTATAGCTGAACATCCGGAATATTATATCTGGTATGCCAGACCTGGCTATGCACAGCCGGACAGAGACTGCTATCTGTGGCAGTATGCCTGTGACAACGGCAGTGAATACGGAACAGATGAGCCACTGGATAAAAACATCCTGTTGGGTGAGTACATAGAGGCAAAAGCGCCTTGTGAAGAATGCGAAAGGCTGAAAGAACAGATTGCTGAAATGGAAGCAAACCATAAGGCAGAAACAGAAGGCTGGAGCGCTGTGGTGGATGAATACATCGAAGAAAAGGAACAGCTGGTAAAACGTCTGGGCGAAGCAGGTGGAAAGCTGAGTGATGCACAGCAGCAGATACAGCTGAGCGATAATTATATCGAAGAGCTGAAAAAGGAAAATGCACGGTTAAAAGAAAATGTGGCGGGCAGAGATTCAGTAATCCGGGAGCTGGACAGCCGGCTTGAACAATGTGAAAAGCTGAATACAGAGCAACACATAGAAATGACACAGGCAAAAGCAGACGCGGAAAAACTGCACGTTGAAAACGGTGTGCTGAAAGAAACTGTGGCCAGTCTGCAGGAGAAAGTGGAAGCGGTTACAAAGGAAAATGAAGTGCTGATGCGGGAAGCTGAGGAACTGAAACGGGC